AACTGAAATGTGCCCGCTGAAGGAGCATTATCAAATCGTAAACCCAGAGGAACAAATTCAAAATTCGTAGCTTTTACATCACTTGGAAAAATCCCCGTTAATTCTAATTCTCCACTTGCTTGAACAGTAAATAATGGTAAACCAAGCCCATATACCGCGCCGTGAAATTGGATGGTACAAACTGCACCAATTAGACCTGCCGAAGCATTATATTTGATTCGTATAACTACAGGATCACCTTTAGCGATTGGTAGTTCTTTAATTTTATATTGTAGTTCCCAGACTGGAAAAGTTTGATTTGTGCCTGTTGAAACATTTAATGTTTTAGTTTCATCACCTAATAAAATCCAATTATCTTCTGCGTATTGAATAGTATCTAGTTTTGCTGAAAAGGATTTTATTTCCTCTGCAAATACTTCTTTAGCATCAGATCGAGTAATTTTTTGACTTAAAATTTGAGCATGATTTTCCAAAACTTTTTGCAAATTACCACTGTTATTAGCTAATCCTAATGGAATACCACTAACGACCTGAACAGCAACCATAATCTGTTTTGCGCCATTCAGACCAGAGTCAGGAGTTGCATGAAGTTCAATACCTCTTCCCGCTCCGATTCCCTTCTGCCCAATTAAAATATAAGCATCTCTGCCTGTAATCTGATCTAGAGTAAATTGATTTGCGCCTAATGAAAGTAATGCTGGTTTTACACTATTCAAATTCATTGCAATGTAATCATAGTTAGTGATAATCACAAAAGTATTTTGAGGTAATGACTGAATTGCATTACTCATTGCTACTGCATTAGCTGGGTCAGCATATGTATCGTATCTCGTAGAGGTTGCAATCGAGCCATCTGCTGCTAAAACATGCACAGAAAAGCCGCGGTTAGAAGCTACAGATATAGTCTCACCTTTTAAGTTCTTGATTCCAGTAAAATCATTATTCCAGCCTGAAGAATAAACTCTGTAATTAAAGACTTGTCCTAGATCTTGATTTAACTGCTTGTAATTAGAATCCAAGCTATTAATTGATTGGGTTATATTTTGTTGATTATCACTAATTGTAGAGTTTATTTCCTGAAACTTCCCATCAACTGTTAATTTATTCGTATCAACAGTTGATTTAAGAGTTGTATAATTTTCAGTTAGTACTTGGATCTTTTCTAAATTTTTCTGAACATCTGTTTTAGTGCCTGTAATTGCTAATGAATTAGCTTCTAAACCTTTCTCAATTTCACGAGGATTTTTTCTAAATCCTGTTGCTAACTCGCCTTTCTCTAATTGAACTTCACGAATTAAGAAATCAGGAGCATACCCTACTTGAGCACATAGGATAATATTAATATATTGTAAGTTGTTGATATTTGTATCAAAAGTATAAGTACATAATACTTCTTTATCTGTTGCAATATTCCATTCATTAACAACCTGGTTATTACCAGTACCATCATATCTATGGATGATTAAAAGCAAAGTTTTTTGTGCTGCAGTTAGAGCTTTGGCTTTAAGTGACAACGTATAGGTTTGATTAATTTCTAAACCATCAGCTATCGTAATTGACTCTATAAAACCTTTAAAATAAGTAGACGAATTCGTAGAGCGGAATCTCCCCCAGTTTGCGCCATAAGCATCCTTAAAAACTTCTAGAACATTACCTTCAACACCAGCATTCTGACGCCAGTTAGAGATTGAAAAAGGCGCATAGAAATCACCATTCTTGATTAAATTGTCTCCACCACTAGACGAAATTGTTGCTTTTAGAATTTTACTTTCTTCAGCAATAGCTTTATTTGTTTCTGCTTTTGTATAACGGGTGCTATCCAGTGTTGCTGAACTATCTGTCCATAAATTCCCGAACTTCTGCTTAAATTTTGCTTCCAAGGCATCTGTAGCTGTGGCAACAGCTTTATTGGTGTCAGCAGTAGTCGAATAATTTTGTAGTTGTGTAGCGCGAACAAGTGATGTGTCTACATCTTTGTCTGTTAAAACGCTATTTACCCGATAAGCTTGTAACTCCCACCAACCGCCACTGCCATTGTGTCCAAGTGCAAAACCTAACTTCATTTGTGGATGAGTATTAAAAGTTACAACCTGTTCGATATATACCCATTCTTCGTTTGCTGGAATTCTATTTAAAGCAATCACTGATGCAGTGATTGTAGCATTTGAAAAACTACCATCTGCTTTGCCATACATAGCCGTAATGCTGCAATCACCTGTAGAATCTGCACTTCGGCGAACCCAAAAGCTAACTTTATAAGAACGATTTGTCGGTAAAGCTTTGCGGCTATATATCCAACATCCTGCTTGATTCGATGAATCTTTTCTAAATACGGTATTGCCAACTTTTCCTGTAATTGTTGTTTTAAAGTGGATTTTCAAATCATAACTATAGTAATTAATCCAATCGTCAGGATTTTTTAAATTAAAATCTGGCAGTAAAGAGTCACTATCGTTAGCAGATTCAATAGATGCTTTAACATTTTTAATTTGAGCATTAAGCTGATTAGTTTGATTTGCTGTAGCTTCGTCTAACTTTGCTGTGGTTGCATAGTTCTGCAGTGCTTTTGCGGTGTTGTCGATATTTTTTTCAGCATTTGAAAGTCCAGTTTCAAGACTTGATGTTCTCTTTGTTAGTGCCTCCTTTTCAGTCACATATGTTTGTTTGAAATCATTAAAGTTTGCATTAACTTGGTCTACTGCAGCGTTGTAGTCATAAGCACTGGGGATCCACGATTCAGTAGTGATTAAGTCACCCCTGACAAGCACTGCCCAATAAACCGTTCCGACTGAACCTTGAGCAGCAGTAGGACTGTTAATCATGTAAAAATTTAAAGCACGTTTTTCAATAACTTGATTATTTTTAACAAAGGTTATTTTATTAATAACTTTGCCATTTGTATTAACAACGGATTGTAAGGCTTGCTGACCTCCCCCAGCATAAACTGCCAAATTAGAGTTTGTATCCGCACCATTTCTTTGATGTTCGGCACACCACATTAAAGTGTATTTTGCGCCTACCTCCCAATCCTCGCCTAGCTTATATGAAAGATGAGGATATGAAGTTCCGTTATATTTACCCGCAACATTTGACTGGATAAGCAAATTCGAACCAGCAGCTGCGGCTCTACTCAAACTTGCAGAGAGTGCTGTTGCTTGCTCTGTAACTGCTTTAATCTGTCCAGCTTGTTCTGTTACATCTGATTTCGTTGCTTCCAATGCTTCTGACGAAGCCTTTTTATTTACTTCATTATTAGTTAAATTTAGATCATTTCTAAGCTTAGAAATATCTAAACTTTGAGAAGACAATGTTTCGCCGTGCTTCTTAACTTCCGCTTGAGTGATCTTAATCGCTTCTGCATTAGCATTTAATGAGCTTTGCGTATCCCGAGGGCTTGGGCTCCATGCTGTAGGTTTATTGCCGGCTTCGATCTGTAATTTTTGAATTGTTGGAATTCGGCCTGAGCCATATGTACCGTAAAACTCAATTGTAGATTCAGTTGAACTGTCAGTGTTTAATTTAGGAAAAACCGTCACTGCAAATTTTTGAAATTCATTTGCTTTAGTTACTGTAACTGAAGTTGTGAAAAAGTGGGCAGAACCATTAGATGAGTAAACCTGAACCGAACCGGCAACAGGTACACTCACTTCAAATGAAATGGTAACCGGCTTATCTAAGTTTTCGTCATAAAAAACTTTTAACTCTTTGCTTCGTTCATACATTAAGTATTCACGACTTGTTGTAGCTGTCGATGTTCTAGGAGCTTCTGAATTAGCAACAGCATTAACACCACCGATTTTTAAATTATCTACAGCAGCTGTTATATCAGTCGATACACGGCCCATTGCACTTTCGAGATCACTCTTTGTAGCTGTTTTCAATAAAGCTTGAGCATTGCTCTGAATACCTGTTTCTGCATTCTGCATTCTTGTTTCAAGCTTACTGGTCCTTTCAGCTTCAGCTTCTGTTCTGTTAGTTGCTGTTTTGAATAAATCATTTGCTGTTGCAGTTGCATCATTAGCTGATGCTAATGAGTTGTTATCTTCAACAATAATGTAATTAAGCTGACAAATTCCTGTCTGGAAGTTGTAGTTTGCAATAAAGATTGGGGCATAAAATTCAGCTTGCGCGGGGAAAGTACGCGGATTATCAATTGTCCCTAAGCCAGTTGCTGCCCCAGTAGACTTACCCTTCATGTATAAAACTACTTCTTGCCACTCACCTAAATTAGGTTTAATGGCCGACAATAAGTAGTTAGAAGAACCCATATCTCCTGCAAGGGTGTTTGTAGTCGTTACGTATTTACTTTGGTCTGCATTTTTGCATGCAACACCAAGATAAATAGATCCATTTTCACCGGTTACACGGCGGAAACGTGCACGAACCCGATAAAGTGTATCTGGGTTAATCTTTACAAACTCATTCCAATGAACCCATGTTTCATCATTATCAGCATTATTCCCAAGCTCAAGAATATAACCACCTAGTGCATCAGAATCTTGAATTACTTTCGCTTCTGCAGTGGTACGCCAACGTGTCCAGTCATCAATACCTTTTGTCGTAACGACTGCACGTACCCCAGAAGTTACTTGTGTTTGAGATTTTAGACTTAATAAATTTTGAGAAAGGGCTTCGGTAGCTTTTACCGCCGTTGTTCCTGTTTGCTGCGCTTCTGCTGCATTATCAAAAGCCAGATTTGCAAGATCATCAGTAGTTTTAAGTGATGATGAAAGGCCATTTATGCTTGTATTTGTATTACTTTCTAAGGTCGAAACACTTTTTTGAACATCAGTAATTTGCCCTTGTACCTTTAAGTTTTCTTTAGAGATACTTGTATCAAGTTCACTAAATTTCGAAGCAGTAGACTGTTCCAACTCGGTAAGTGACTCAGTAACTTCTAAAATATTTGCATTAGATTTCCGATCAGCTTCTTCCAAAGCTGCTTTCGTTTGGTCGATACGTAAAGATAAGGCTTTATCACCATCAGAAACTGTTTGAGCAATTGTTGCTATATCCGACTCTGTTTTAGTTTTATTCGAATTAAAGTCAGTTTTTAGTTCTTCAAGTTTTTTTGCTTCTGAAACAACCTTCTCATCAACAAGTTTCACTGAAGATTCTACTTTTTCGATGTTTGCGGCATTACCTTCTATTTGTTCTTGTGAGTTTTTAAGAGTAGATTCAATTTGTGAGGTTTTCTCAGCAATAGATTGATTCAAATCACTTACAGTACGTTCGACTTTGTTAATAGCAGTTTTGTTGTCACCAATTTGTGATTGTGCGGTGCTAATTTGCTCAGTAAACGCTTTATCTTGAGCTGCTAGAGTTTTTATTTCTTCTGAAATTAGAGCGTTTGACTTACCGAATTCGTTTTGCATTTCAGCAAACTTAAGCTCAAAACTTTGAGTTAAAGCCTCTTTATCATTTGCACGTGCTTCAGCTTCAGCTAGAAAACCAGAATCAACTTTCTTATCAAGATCAATATACTGAGCTGCAATTTGATCTACTTTTTTAACTGCAGCTTCAGTTTGGGTTACAACCGGTTCAATTTTTTGATTAATGAGTGTATTAGTTTCTTCACCTAATGCTAATTTAGCGTCATCAATCATTTGACCAGCTTTAACTAAGTTTTGATCAATGTCTTGTTTTAAGGTGGCCTTAGTTTGATCAATAACATTTAGTGTGTCAGCTGCTTGTTTTTTACGGTCCAGAACTTCTTGATCCGCAATTTTTTTTGCGTTTTCTGCAACTAACCGAATTTCATTTGAATCACTTCTTACATCAGCAATGATTGAATCTGTTTCTCTTTTAATAAATCCGATTTTGTCATCGAGTTCTTTTTCAGCACGAATTGCACGTTGCTGAGCATCTGCAACCAGCGCTTCATTCGCTTGAATAGACTGATCAATACGTTGATTTGCTTCATCTAAACGAATATTGGCATCACTTACATGCTGCTCAATAATCTGTTTAGTATCAATAATTTCTTGATCAATATAAGCTCTTACTTCATCAACCTTACTTTGTGCAATTTGACCAACTTCTTTTACTTGATCATGTATTTTTTGCACTTCTTCATCGATGTGATTAATACCTTCTTCAAGCAATTTATAGGCATCAGAATCTTTAATATTTTCAATTAACTTTTCTACTTCTTTTACTTTTTCTTCAATCGCTTGATTAGCTTGCTCGTTATTTTCAATCTTTTCCCCTTGTTCTTTTAATTCGTCCTTAAGCCCTTCTAACTTATCAAGAGCGTCTTTAAATGCACCCTCAATAGCTTTAGGGTCAATAGGCACACCCGCAACCGTAAGCGTTGTGCCAACGGCCATACTACCCGCTACAGAACTATTGCCAGCTACTGAAGTATTACCCACTACAGTGCTATTTCCCGTTAATGTGCTATTACCAGTTTGTTGAGTATTAGCTTGTACATTCATTAACGGCGTTTTGATCGAAACGGTTGTGCCAGAATCTACTTTTAAATTTTCTTTAGAGATAAATTCAATATTGTCTTGTCGAATACGGCGCACACCTACAATCGCGCCGTCTCCGTGACTAACATAACTATGGATTACTGGACGTTCTTCATTACCATTTTCAAAGAAGACATAGACGTCTTCCCCATCCACAATTTGAATTTCTGTATCTAAATCACTATCGCCGACTGGATAGGCAAAAGTTGCTGTAATTCCTTCACTAGCGCCATCAGTTAAACCATGAATGTGTACTTGTGCAGTACGACCTTTTGCGTTGTAACTTAAAATCTTTGCACGTTTTAAACCATTCATATATTTGACCTACAAATTAGCAATCCAGAACTTTGATGAAGTCCCCATTGATCCCCCGATTGCGCCTGTATCTATATGATGTGCAGCAGTTAAAACGACATACTTCTTACTATCTATTTCGAATATATCGCCTGCATTACAGTTCAAATTTAGTGGTCTAATAATGGTCCCACGCATGATCAAAACTTTTTCCAAGTTTTTGACTTGTCGGGCATCTAAACCAGCTTTTTGCGTCACAGTGTGGCCTGGGGTTATTGAGTCACCACCAACAACCGTTGAACCGTTATTCTTAACTGTGACAAAAGATGATTTTTG